CTTCTCCTCTGACTTGGCTCATCGGCATGCTGAGCACTGACTGAACATCAGGACCGGAGTCCGGAGCAGCCCCCTCGCCGTCCAGGGAGGTGTCACCCATCTGCGGGTTGATGTTCGGGTTCTGCAACTGGTCCGCCTGCTCGTTTGGGGACGGCGGAAGACCGATCCTCGTACGAGCCTCGTTCGGCGTGATGACCTGGTCCCTGAGCATGGTGTCCAGGGACGTGACGATCTGACTCGGAGGCACGTTCTTGAACGGGTCGCGGATGTACTGCACGGCCTGGCCCTGGGTGCGCGCGGTCTTCGTGAGGAAAGCCTTGCTCATCCCGTCGGCGAGAGCCGAGAGCACGGGCTCCACAGCTCGGTTCCAGTAGTGCGTCCAAACGATCTCCGTCGCAGTACCCTTGAAGACGTCCTCCGAAATACCCAGTCGACTCATGAGCTCGGCGGTGAGGAACTTGATCTGATCGAGCAGATTGTTTTCCGCCGGGCGGTTCAGCTGGGTGATCTTCTCGGAGCCGTCGGTGTAGGCGATTCCATGTCCGCCCTTGCCGAGCTGATCCTCGATGGACTGGATGCGGTTCTCCGCCCGCTGACGCATGGCCTCGGTCTTGACGACATAGGGGAGCTGGATGATAATGTCCAGCTTGCCGGTGTACGTCTTCTCGTCGGCCAGGTCCAGCATGGAGAGTTTGCGGCTCAGTCGCTTTAGGGTCGAGTTCGGCTTGTTCATCACCTCGTAGAGAGGGTTCTCGATGATAGCCACCGTGCGCTTCGGCAGGATCACCCGCTCCTTGTTCGAGGTGGCCTGGTTGTAGACCTCCACCTCGACGTTCTCGGGGAACCACTGCGTAATCCGCCCGACTCTAAGCTGCTTGATATCGAAACTATTGTTCGTCCTCGGATCCAGATCGGACTCGACCGGGACGATGGCGATGACCCCTTCGTCGAATAGTGACAGCACGGCGTCCTGAATGAAGGCGCGTCCGTTCTGGTCGATGTTCGGCTCGAGCATCAGACAGTCGTTAAGAGCCGATCGCCGGATCCCGATGAAAGTTCCATTTTGAGCCGTGTCGACATGTCGAATCGGCGTGGCGGACACGTCGATGGCGATCATGTTGAACAGGGACGAGATGATCGACTTGTCAGCCGTCCAGCCGAGTGCGAGCCTGTCGGCCCGTACCGTGTAGGAAGGGCCGAGAGTCGACCGGCTGATGTCCTTGCCAGTGAAGGCGTTGTAGGCGTGCTGTAATCGGTCTCGCAGTCCTATGACCTCCACCTCCTAGTCGAACATGTCCTTGTTGAGTTTGTATGCGACCCAGGCGTCCATCAGGGCGGCAACCGAGTCGATCTTGTTCTCCCGTCGGGCCTTCAGGAGCTTGCGGTTCCCGTTGGTGTCCTCCAGGGTGATGGCGTTACCCATGGTGAAGGTCATCATGGACTGGTCGAACAGGAGCTTGCGATCCTCCGCCATGTCCTTGATCTCTCCCAGAGGAACGGACTCCGTCCGGGATCCCTGGATTACCTTCTCGATCCCGAACGGGCCGTTCTCGTTCTCCCAGCGAGTGACGAACTCCTTGGCGTTGTACGGGTCGAACCCGAGACAACGCACATCGTACTCACAGGAGGCGACGAACGCCTCGAGGTCCTCGTAGACGTTCATCATGTCAAGAACCGTACCTTCCAGCACCATGAGCGAGCCCTCCTGTAGGAACTCCTCGTACTTCTGACGAGTGGCTCCCGGAAGGCGCAGCATGGTGCGCTCGGATATGTAGCAGCGCGTCTTGACTCCGAACCTGCCCCGGCTGAGAGGGAACAAGAATGTGAACGCGGTGAAGTCGTCGCCCTGTGAGAGGTCAACGCCGATGGAGCACGGCATACCCCAGAAGTCCTGACGGTTGTGCGGCAGGGTCTCCTCGTAGGTAAAGAAGTACGTGTATCCCTCCATGGGAATGCCGAACCTCTTGGCCAGAATATCGTTCCTGGCCGCGGGCACGTGCTCCGCCCTCTCGACGTCTCGCTGATAAGTCTCGTAGGAGACGGTCGCACCGAGATTCGGTTGGGCCTTCAGCCACGTCGACGGATCCGCGACCTCCTTGAGGTCGTCGAGTCGGTAGTAGAAGATGGACGTATGGGGATCCGAGTACTCGCCCCTCAGGATGTTGAGGAGCTCCATCTTCATGTTGTCGCCCGCCGAGTTCCTGACGGTACCCTCCGAGGACACGGCCAGGATGAGCCAGTCGTCGACCTTGGAAGCTCCCTGCTCGATGGCACCGACGACATCCTCTCGAATATCGCCGGACAGCCACTCGTCCACCGTGTTCATCTTGGTCCGGAGACCCTGAAGCTTGTCGATGGACATGGGGCGAACCTCTAGCAGGCTGTTCGTCATGAAGTTCTCGATCCCCTTCTTAGTAGGAACGAGTTTCTGGCGCAGCGCTCGATTGCCAGTCGTGTTCTGAAGAGAACCCTGTGTCATGAAATCGAACAGAGGGCCCTTGGCTCGGGTGATGGCGGTGCGGAAGGGCTGCATGACCTCCTCGGCCTGTTTCATAGTCGGCGCTGTCGTCACCTGGTGAGTGGTCGACGTGTCGATCGTTAGGAAATAGGCTTGCAGGAGTGTCTCGTACAGAGACTTCGCCCCGCCTCGGGCGACGATAATATACTGCTTGTTGATGAGACGCTGCTTCACCCGGCGTTTCTCGAAGTGGCCGCCGGCATTCGTCTTGTTGGGGACGTAGACCGATCGCTCGGTGAAGAACCACCAGCCGAAGATCTCTTCGGCCCAGAGTTTGAAACTGGGGAGCAGTCGAAGATCAGATCCGTCGGTGAGAGTCATCTCCGCTTCCGCGAAGCGGATGAATCCCTCCACAGCGTCGCTATCGTAATAAAAACCGGGATTGCGAATCCGATCATCGATCCTGTTCATCTCCATCTCGATCTCCTTGCAGACCGGGATTCGGCCTGCGAGGACATCGTCTCGGAACTCTGCGTAATATCGCGGGGTAGCGGTATTCGACAGCATGGTCAGCGGCGCTTCTGAGCCCGCCTGTGCTTACTGGTGGACTCGAGCTTCTTCCCAGCCGCCTTAGCCGCGCGACCTGCAACGACCCCCGTTGCGTGGGCCCCTACCCCGACTGCGCCGATCTTCGCAAGGTTCTTGGCTAGAGTCTTGTTCCCACCGCCGACAACCTTCGTTCCAGAAACGGCGAGCTTACGCCGACCTGCTCCTCCCGAGCGAACCGCAGTGGAAAGCGCCTTGCTAGGGGGCTTCTTACCGAACTTGGACTTTGTCGCACGTGCAGCGGATCCAGCCGCGGCCTTAACGCCACCGACTCCACCCTTGGTGGCGTTTCTAGCGCTGTTACCAGCCTTCCAAGCCTGGTTCTTGGCCCTGTACCCGGCACTACGAGCGGCAGCACCCGCCTTGAACTTGGCAGCATTCGCTCCGAGACGGGTAGCCTCGGCGTACTTGCCGGCCTTGGTGGTCTTCAGCTTCTCGGCCGCGCCTTTGACATTCGCCGACTGCGCCTTGGCGAAGCGCTTGGTCTGAGCCTTCTTGACTCGAGCCTGAGCTCCGAGGTTGCGACCCTTGCCCTGAGCGAACTTCTTAGCAGCGGCACCCTGTTTCTTTGCCAGTCCAGCTAGCTTCTTGCCGTTACCGGACTTTTGCAAATAAATGCCAGTACCGACTCCAGCAGCGAGGCCGAGTGCCCCAGCAATAACGCGCTTCTGGTTACGCGAAAGACCCTTGCGCTTCTTGGACGGACCAGAACCTCCGGAGGGACGCTGCTTGCGAACGCCCCAACGCATGCCTTTGACGCCGTGGTGAGCGAGGACCTCGTCCTCATCGATGAAAAAAATGTTGCCAGACATTCCTGTCTCCGAGTGCTTGAATCGCTTGGCGCCCTTGACGGCTGCAGATCCTCCTCTGCTGGCTGCTGACTTGAAGCCCTTCTGAAGTGCATTCTGCAAGGTGTTGAAGGCGGCCTCCTCGGCGGCTTTCCCTGCTCGTTTGCGGTACTTCTCGAGCTTAGTCTGGGTCAGCTGCTTGTATTCCTTCTCCAGTCGAAGTCGGTTGTTGGCCTTCTTCAACTGATCGTCAGACATACCATCTATTTTGGCCTGCTTCTTGGAGGTCCAGCGCTTGGCGTTCTTGATACGGGACTTGCGAACGCCCCACTTCATACCCTTGACGCCGAAGTGCATAAGCTCTGAGTGACTCATACGCTTGTTGTGCCCCTTCTTATAAAACTTACGGGCGGCCTCGGCGAGTGTGGCGTCCGTGGAGTACGTCTTGCCCAACTTACCGCGGTCCAGCTCGCCGTAGTACTTCTCTCGACGCTCCGTAGCAGTCAGTTGACGGTTGCGCTGGTTGGCCAGGCGCCAGTTCTTGACCTTCTCGGCATGCTCTTTGCGCTTCTTGAGGTAGTTCTCAATCTTGCCGACATCATCGATGCCGTACTTCGCCTTGAGCTTGGCCTCGTACTTGGCGCGGCGCTCGGCATTCCGCTCCTCACGGCTCTTCCGAGTGCCCCTGCGCATCCCCTTGACCCCGTAGTGCATGAGTTGGTCGCTCATGGGGTCTCCTTCTGAATGTTGATGCGCCAGGCGTACTCCTGAAGCTGCTTCTCGATCGCCGTTACGACGAACGAGTTGGCGGGAGGATCGAAGACGAGCCTTACTTGCAGGTACAGGTACGTCTTGACGGCCTCGAGATTCTTCGTGACGCCCGCCAGGTACTGATCCCAGGTCTCCGTCTTTCCGGTGATCTTGAAAGGGGGCAGACCGAGCTGCTCCGCGAACATGATCGCCGTGTTGGTGTGGAGGATTATCTCCTGATCGAAGGCCGTGTAGTCCTCAGTGATGCCGAGGGCCTTCTTGATGTCGTTGAGTATCGAGTCAGCCACGGTCACCTCCAGGGTATCGTGTCGTTCGGCGTTCTCTCGACAGGAGGCTTGGGTAATAGGCTCGCATCGCCGAAGTGAATCGCGTTGTGTGTGTCGTGTCGCACGCAGATCAGGTACTCGGGGTCGAGGATGTCGGGATTGAACTCTCCCTCGAGGTCCTCAGGCCGAATCGGGTTCATGTGATGAACGAGAATCTTGTCGTAGATGTCGTGACCTGGGACCCCGAGGTCGCATGCGCCGTCTCGCAGGATGACCTTCTGTCTTGCCTGACGCCACTCGGTGGAGTGGTAGAAGGTCTGGTTAAGATACCGTTCGAAACCGAAAGTTTGTTCCCCTGGATCCTGATTGAGACGTAGGTATTCGTACCGATCATCGAAGGATTCGATGCGAGAGAGTTCATTGTAGGTCCGAATCCGACTCAAGACCCACACCTCCTCCGGCGTAGGACTTGAACGCCTCGAGGACCTCCTTGTAGGCCTCCTCGCCTCGAGCTGAGGCGGCCAGAGCATCGGCCTTGGCCTTGAGCATGTCGTTCTCGGCCCTGATTCGCTCCTGTTCCAGCCTCTCACGGCTCGTGGCGAGCTTGAGGTAGTGCGTGATGATGGAAGGAGGAGCCGTTCCGTCCAGTAGCATCTCCTCGGCTCGCTGGACTGCGAGCGACATGAGTCGATTCTCCTGCTGCTCCGGAGTGGCGGCCCGTCCTCTGGGTGACTTCCTGGCCCTTGCCACGGAGTTCTCTCCTGTTCCGGGTTCCTTTACTGGATATGAATCGGGGTTTCAGGTAGGACAGGACGACTTGCGTACCCCTCGTTGGGTAGAAAGGAACGAACGCAAGAAGACCCCAACGACACATGTCGCCCTGCCTTATCCGAAACCCCGGTTCATATTGCCCAAAAGCACCTCCGGGGAAAACGCTAGGTGCGGGCCGATGACGGGGGGTGGGCCTTTTTGCGGACCCTCTCCCCCCTCTTTCGAAGTTCAGAATGGACGAAATGGACGAAAGATCACGAAACTTTGCGTTCGACAACTTGATAGTTTCCAGTCAAGTTGTACTTCATGATCTCTTGAATCGCTTCATTCGTCGCTTCGAGTTGATCTGCTTCCGAGAGCTCAGTGCTAGTGGTAGCGACCCGTGCTAGGTAGGCACAGGTGTGGTAGCCTTGACTCACATCAAATGCAAACCATTCGTCGAAGTCATCGAAAGGATCGAAAGGATTGTCCTCAGTGGTCAGTGCTAGGCGTAGCATGGCCTATACACCTCCATTAGAGGTCTGTGGGCGGTGTTCTGAGAGCTTTCTCCTAGCCATGCAAGTACTCCTTGACTCTAGCTACTGAGATGCCCAGTGAGTCAGCGATCTCTGCTGTGGTAGCGCCGTTAGAGCGCAACGAATCGATTCGAGAGCGCTGATGAGGAGCAAGAGCAAGCTTCTGCTTGGGCAGAGCAAGGCTCTTGATGGTGTCCAGATCGGAGTTGGCCATGATCTGCTCCATCATCGAGTTCGAAATAGCACCCTTCTGGATGGCCTCCCACTCACGAGGTGTGGGGACGATCCGTGTTCCAGCTCGATTATAACCAAGCCTCTCACGGGCCGTCTTGATGGCCATGGCCTCCAGTTTGGCGCGCTCTTTCTTGCTCAAATTAGGATTTGAATCAAGTTTCTTCTGCACAACTCCTTGTGCCACAAGCTGTGCCTGCCGCTCGAGGGGCTTCTCCTTGAGGGCCCTGTTCAATTTGGCCCGGAGGGATGAAACCTCGGGGGCGTATGCTTTGGCAGCACGGGGGTTTCTCTTGATGGATGGGGTAGCCAATGCACGCTTCCTGCAATCGTTGGCCATGGCCTTCAACTCATTGGCGTGCTGTGCGTAAATACCCTCCATCAGGGTACCGGAAGATAACCGCCTGGCATCAGATGCCTCAGCCATCCTGGTGGACTTGGTCTGCTTCTTGACCAGCTTGCCCTGCTTGTTAATATAGGACTCGCCGGTCTCCTCGTAGACCTTCTTCCCAGTCTTGGGATCATATGGTCCGCCCTTCCTCGCACTACGGGGCTTGCGATGGGGGACATACTTGACGCCCTTGGACCTGGAAATAAGAGTGGCCGCACCTTTATCGGCGCCACCCTGGTACTTCCGCTTAAGAGCGGCGATGCCGTTATCAATCTCGGACTGCTTGTAGTTGAGATTATGCTTCTCGGCATCGATGACCACCATGGAATGGCGGACGGCCCGGGCCAACTCATCGGCACTGGCGCCCTTCAGGGTCATGTCCGTAATAAGATTGGACACCTTACCCATCTGGGTCTGAGTATCCGACATCCGCTTCATTCCCTTGTACCCGGGATATGTCCTCTTGGGCTCAAAGCCCTTGAGTCCCTTGAGTGGGGCGGTTGATCGGATCTTGGTCTTCCCCTTGTTGGGGATTACCAGGACGGAGTCGCCGTCAAAATCAGCACCGCTAAGGCGCTCAGCGACATGAGGATGGATCCCAATAGCATCCCGAGCATTGCCAAGAATATGTCTCGACTTCTTGCCTCGGTTGTTAACAGTGAGCGTAGGGATCTCGAAAGTCCCGCCATGAGGATAACGCACGAGACTAACAACGCTACCGTCAGGGTAGTTAGGAGCATACACCTCGCCCTTCTTGAGATGGGGCATCGGCAATATGACCTGAGAAGCCTGGCCGGGTAGAGCCTTCGCCTTCAGATGAACCGCAGCCGAGTCGCAGTCATCGGCCAATGACATGAGCATGCGCTTGCGAATAACAGGATTCGTGAGCGACATGATCTCCTGCAACTCCTTGCGCTTACCATCCCTGGTGAGCTGGAGCTGCTGTTTGGCCAATTTGGGTGACTGCTTGGATAAGAACTGCGAGGCCAGGGACTGGGACCAGGAATCCCACTTGCCCTCCTCGTTCACAATATTGAGAGCGCTCAGTTCCTTCTTGCCGGTCTTGGGGTTCTTGAACATCCTCTGCTTGACAACAGCACCGAACGGATTATCGGGGTCATCCTTCATGGGCTTGAGGACCGTGTGGTCCTTGCTGCCCATCATGGGTGTGCCCTTCTTCTTGTTGGTGTTGAAGACGATATCCTTGCCCTTCGGAATATCATCCGAGTACATGGCCATGCCTTTGAGGTAGTGCGTTCCATCAACGGAAATGCGCACCTGGGCGTAGTTGGAGCCACCGAGACTGAGCTCCTTGACTCCACGGCGCATCAGAATAACGCCGTCCATGTCGGTTCCGCCGTCTTCGGCGTACTTGACGCTGACTCTCTTCGAGGATATGGCTCGAGGAGTCTTGAGACCGGTGGACAATATGCCCTTCTCGTCGACAACGACACCCGGAGTGCGGATCCTCTCCCTGTGGGCATGAATATCCGCGGCTTTGGTGCCGGGCGGCGCCAGAACCTTGAGAATGGTGTAGTTGTCGCTGTTGGCCTGCTTGACCTTGACGTCGTGGGTGGTATATCCCTGGGCCTTGAGGGCCTCGACGGCGGTCTTCAAAGATGTCGACGAGCACTGGAGGTTCTGCTCGACCCCCAGACCGTACTCGATGAACTTCTTCTGCTTCACCTCATCGGCCAATATGTCCTTGACCCGGGTGATCTCGTCCTTACGAAATGACGCGTTGGGCTTGAGAAGCTCACGGACGCTGGACTCGTTGAGTCCCATGCGACGACCGATCTCCGTGTTGGGAAGACCGGCGTCCTTCATCCTGGATACTCGAGAAATATCGCCGGCCTTCTTCTCGGCACGAGCGATGCTGTTCAAAGCACGATACTCGGTGGTACTCATGCCCCAGGACTTGGCGATATCTACCTCTGACATGCCCTGGGCCTTGAGCTTATCCCTCTCGGCGAGGAAGCCCCGGGCCGACTGATATGGATCCTCACCGGATCCGTACGGGTAGCGACCCGAGTGGCGCTTGGTCCCGTAGTGGATGAGAATATCGGAGTCCATCAGTTCTCCTCGGACTTGATCTCCTCGATGAGCTTGTCGAACCATGTGATCTTGTCCATGATATGGGCGATGTCATCGGGCTGCGGCTTGTCGACCAGGATATCGTCATTCTGGTAGATGCGGGTCTCGAAGTCGATCTCGCCGGGAAGCTTCTCGTACTCCAGGCAGAACAGGGCTGCGTAGATATGGAGCTGGACCATGTTGACGCGGGTCACGCCGGTCTTGAGGTCATGAATGCGCAGAAGACGCTTCTTCTCGTCGAAGCCGATGGCGTCGGCGGTCCCGAATGCGTTCTCGCTGTGATATAGCACGACCTCGGGGTCAAGACCGTAGCCAATGGCGTCGTTCACGTAGGCATTGAAGGTGGCCTTGTTCCTCGGCATCCGCAGCTTCAGGCGAATATGCTCGGCGGCCAGGGCGTGGAGCCTGGTCCCCATCGCTGCCGCCTGGGCCGTCCGAAATGCCTCGCCCAGCTTGGCGTCGTCGTAGTTGACCCAGCTGTGCTTGCTGGCGCTCAGAAATGCGTGGAGGCCCTCCAGCCTCGAGTGCGTGTTCCAGAGCATCAAGCGTTCCTTTCTCGTTCTCCGGGTATATGAATGAAGCGAAGGACCACTGGCCGAGCTTGTCGACGAAATGGTCCTGATTGGGTCGGTGCGGAGCATCCTTGCTCCTCTTGACCTCGAGCGCGGCCCACTTGGATCCGAATATGATGATCAGGTCGGGTATGCCCTGATTGTGGTTCGGGTCGTTCTTGAGGATGAGGCAGCCGGGCAGGCGGTCTTCGATCCTGGAAATGAGGCCACGCTGGTAGTCTCGTTCGAGCATGAGGTCTATCCTCGAGTCAAGAATTATACCCACGACTGATCATGGCGCAAGGTCGGTGCTCGTCAACTATGTAGTGATTGAGTGAACTTGCTGGGTAGCGTAGTTGTGATCAGCCGTGGGGGCTATGGCGAAAAAGAGGGTCCAAAATATGGAGGTCCCATCTCCTTCATTATGATCGACGTTCGCGACGCGGTCTATTGTACATGCACTGATCCTGGACCCTGAGGACTTGAGATATGGGGTCCAGCCACCAGAAGCCTCGCCGAGCCCTTACCCCTGCCACAAGTAGACTAGATCCACAAGTACAAGACCCGCTTGTCAAAAAACCACTTTTTCCCTTATACTCGCTATATATAGAGAAAATTTACTCAACTGCTAACAACTCGGATCAAAACTGGTAAACTGGTCATAAGGGATACAAAACGTTGCAATTCCAACGAAAAGTCCTGACCAGTTTTGTGACCACCCCTGGTTCAAAACTGGTCAAACTGGTCAAAACTGGTCAGATTTTGCCCCACAAGTACACTACCGACCACCCTCGTTTTCAAAACTGGTCAGAAACTGGTCACAAAACTGGTCATACCATCTGTCACTCCAGTCACACAAATAACAGAATCGTTGTCCACCCGCCGCACCAGATGGTACAACGGGTGGTACAACAATCAGCCCAAAGAGTCGTAAAAACCCCTCTCATTGAAGATCTCCTTGACCCGAATCGCCCTCGAAATGGCCTGATCGATGGGCGACTGGCTCTTCAGGTAGTAGTAGTTCAGGACTGAATAAGGAGTGTTCAGCCTGTCGATTCGCCCCTCGCACTGCTCCATGACCTTCCACGAGTAGTTCTGGGAGAAGAATATCATGGTGTCGCAAGTGGTGCAGTTCCATGCTTCGGCCCCTGCGGTGTACTGCACAAGATACACCCAACGAGGACCCTCCGGCAAGGGTTCATGCTTGTGACCGTTGTACTCTGCGACGGGAACGCCCAGAATATCCCTCAGAGACCGCAGCATGAAGAGCTCGTAGTCGAAGTTATAGAAGACAATGACCCGAGGATGGACCTCGCACAGTCCTCTCACCGCCTCAAGTCTCACAGGATCCTCATTCGTCACTCTTCTCAAGACATGACAGAGGCCTCCGGCGTTCTTGATGGGCTCCTCCTTGTATGGATCGAACCTGTACTTCAATATGGTCTTGTACGGGCCCTCCTCGTAAGGAACTGGGACGTCCTGACGGCGCTTGACCGTCTTCTTGACGAATGGCATGTCCACGAGTATCTTGTTCCTCAACCGCAGCAGCTTCCCCTGCCCAAGATATCGCTCGAGACGGGGATAGCCGGCGCGATAGTTGAACTGGCAGTGCTCCCTCTCGAACTCGGTGCGGTTCTTGAAGAAACCGTTGGCCACGAATACCGGGCAGTAGTCCAGCCAATTATCCCCGGGAGTGCCCGACAGCATGATCCACTCGTTGTTCCTGGCCATACGCACGAATGTCTTCGCCCACTTGCCGTTCCCGATGGCTCTCTGCTCGTCGAATATGATGAAGGAGTCACGGATGTTGCGGTAGTTGCTGATGTTATTCCAGGAATCGACCGTTGTGTAGTGCGTGAGCCCGTACAAGGCCACATCACCCTGCCAATCGAGGTCGTCCCTCTTCCGAGCGGTGGTGATTATGACCAGACGGGGCCCTTCGGCGAGCCTCTGGCCCAGGTCGGCCGGATGCCGCACCCCCAGCACTCTCTCGACGTAGTACTGGAGGGCGACAACCGACTTCCCCGAGCCCGGCTTCCCAGTCAATATGCAGCCATTTCCCAGGTTCTTCACAGCTTCGACCTGGTGAGGCCACAGATCAACCGGACCCACGAATCAGTCCGCCTTCCGGATGAGACGATACGCGAGAATTCCGTCCTGCTTGGGCAGTGTCTCAACGTTCCAGACGGACTTGTCGAACCAGATCGATTCGTATCCGCCGGTGTTGAGGCGGTACCCCCCAATATACGTCCGGTCGTCGATGTCCTTACCCATACTGCCGTTGACGACTGCGAGTTTCTCGAGTCGCCCCCGATCTATGACCTCGAGTATCACTACTGCTCCTTCCTCGGCGTGAAATAAATGGTCGTCAGATGATTGACGTCGTCCTTCTGCTCCCACTCGAGAGCCCGGAATGTCATGACCCTCCCATCATCAAGACGGAAATGCCACACGGTCCAACCCGTATCCGGTTCGTACTCGGCCCACCGTTCGGTGAACTCCGCCTGCTGAACCTCGGTCCCGTACTCCCAGATCAGGATATACGGGTCATGCCCGTCGTTGTGCGGGCTCCTGTACTCGCTCACCACAGAACTCCTTGGTAGATATGCTCCCACTTGCGTCGTTTAGCGTCCCACGCCCTCTTCATCGAGTCGCTGTGGGACTCCAGGAAGAGATTTGAGAGCCTGTTGTCGGTCCGGTCACCATTCATATGCGCAACCCTCTGCAAGGGCTCCAGAGGGCCGTTGAAGGCCTCCCAGACCATCTTCTGGACGTACTTCGTCCGTCGAATCCCCCGGTCCCATAGCGTGATCTGAACGTACCCGTTCGGACGACGATATGTGGCCAGGATTTGACCCGTCGATATGCGCCGAACCCTCCCGAGGTCGCTCACCTCGATGTCGTCGACGACCGAGTCCCGGAATGCCTCACAGGACGACTCGGCAGTGCTGCGGAATACCATTCTCCTTCGCTCCTTTCACTCCGTCCTTCATGTTGATGTAGTAGTCGATGGGCATGAAGCCGTTCTCGTCCGGCTCCCACCTGCTCCTACGAGGCTTGACCGGCTTCTCCTCGTTCTTCCTCAGCTCGAGGTTGTCCAGGGCGCAGTTCTCCTTGTCCCCGTCCTTGTAGCCGATATGGTGTCTATCCGGGACATCCCCATTGAACGCCTCCCAGACGACCGAGTTGAGCAACATGGTTCGAGTCTGACCCCCTGCTCGGAATGAGACGACCATCTGATCACGATCCTTGCGGAATCGGGTGGCGATCCTGTGGTTGGTGGTGAAATTGATGACCTCCCCGTTCCTGCTGACGCCGAAATCGGGCCACTTCTCGATCGGGACGAACTCCTCCCTCAGGTCCACCAGCTCGAGGTTGTCCAGGGCGCAGTTCCAGTCGTCCCCGTCGATATGGCGCAGCTCGTGATATGGTGGGATCTCCATGTGGTTGAAGTGCTCCCAGATGAGCTCATCCAGCAGACGCATCTGGATCCTGCGGTTGACGAAGAAATGGATGCAGGGCTGCCCGAAGCGGGACTCGTCGACGGGGACGTCCTTCTTCTTCCTCTTGGACCAGATGCGCCCGTCTCGGAAGTACCTGTAGGACTTGGTGGACGGTACAGCCTTGCTCACTTCAGATCCTCCAGAATATCGACGAGCTCTCCGAAGTTGCTCGCCACTCCGATGATGTCATGGTCCTTGTAAATGATCCAGCTCGTCTCGAGCCTCTCGACTGTGAATGCCCTCATGCCCGCTCGACCCTCACAACGATCTCGTCATCCGTCCACTCCTCGCAGACGAACATGAACAGCGGCAGATATGTAAGGTTGTCGTCCAGCTCCGTGACGACCATCGCCGCGTTGGGGTCCTGGTCGGCAATATCGCCCTCGTAGCCGAATGCCTTGATCTTCCTCTTGACCTCGCGGCCGTCCTCGAGGATGAGTGTGAATGTCATCGTTCGCTCCTTCTCACAAGTACAATACCGAAAAACAGGACCTCAGTCCCTCTGACGAACCGTGATGGTCCGGTTCTCCTCGTCGACGTCGAAGTCGCACATTCGAGCCGGCAGATACGACTGGGATCCGTACCCGTTGTCCACGAGGAGGTCCCCGTTGTCCTGCCAGTCGACCGAGCCCTTGAGCTCCCAGTGACCGTTGCTGGGCCAGGCGTGGACGAGGACGTTCCACTCCTTCGGCTGGATCCTCTGGGCGACCAGGGTCTCGTTCTCGATGACGTCGAATATGCAGTCCGTGGACTTCATGACGACCTCGCAGACGCCCAGGTCGTTGGGCTCGACGCGGACCAGCCAGGTCTCCTCGTCGCCCTTCTCGGTGTGGACCGTCTCGTTGATGTCGAATATGTAGGTACGCTCTCCGGACAGACGGAGGTAGAGTCTCTTGAGCATTGTTCGTTCCTTCTTGAGATATGGAGGGCCCCAGGTCTCCCCAGGGCCCTCCGTGGATATGGTTGTCAGCGCAGGATCGGCTCGTAGAGCCCCCAGAGCTCTCCCTCGCTCATGAGCTCGAACTTGCTGTCGCCCCGGCGGACGACCCACTTGCCGATGGCACCCTCGTAGATACTCCTCTGAACCTCTCGGTCTCCGGACGTCCAGTTGCTGATCTTCTGGAGATTCTCCTCAGTGATCTTGGCCGCCTCGCAGACAACACGGCGAGGGACGAAGAGCTTGACCTCGAGAGACATCAGAACGGCACCTCCTCGTCATCCTCTTCCTCGGCGTACATGGCCTCGAGCTCGTCCTCCACGATGGTGAAGAAGCCCTTGTCCAGATATGCCGAGCAGAACTCCACTCCGGCACGAGTCCTACCGTGGTAGGGACGGATGGCGATATCGGCACGCTCGAGGTCGGCGAAATCGAGAGCACCGACCGTCTGCTCGTTCAGCAGCGTGCGGGTCTTGCCCAGGATGGACACGAGCTTGGGCGGACGGCCTCCGAAGTTGACCTTGACCTTGATGAAGGGCAGGGGCTCCTCCGTCTCATCACGGGGCTTCAAGGTCTTGATGTTGAATCCCTCCCGCTGGAAATCCTCGACGGCGTCGTCCGGGATGATGACGCAGAAGGTGCGGGCGGAGTTGCCGAAGCGGTCCTGGACTCCCGCGAAGTTGCGGAAGAGGAGCTTGGCGTTCTTGATGGTGTAGGTGTTCGATGGCACGGTTCGTTCCTCTCTATGGGGCTGTAGACTTGAGTGAGTACCTGATCGACAATATGAGGCGGCGAGTAGAGTCTGTACCTCCTATCGCATGTGCTGCCAGTCATGCTTCGTGTAGTGGTGCTTGGCCTTGTCCTTCAGAACCCCGGCCTTCTCGAGGAGGAACACGAGGTAGTCCAGGTGCTGGGATATCTGATTGGTCATATCGTCGATCTCGTAGAACTGATCGAGAATGGCTCGACTCTGCTCGTCCGGGATGGGCTTGGGCCGCAGCATCAGGCACCCCTCTCGATCTTGACGATATTGTACTCCTCGAGCTTCTTCAGCAGCCAGCGGGCGTCGAGCTCGGATGCGACGATATCGTACAGCTGGTTGAACCACTCGACTTGCTCGGGGGTGAGGAAATCGTCGAAGTCCTCACGAAACATATCGAGCTCGTACTGGAGAGTCGTCAGCTTCTTCTCGTCGAAGCTCTCAAGGATCTCCTCCAGGCCGTTGAGTACCTCCTCGACGCCGGCCCTCCCTTGATAAGTGACCTTGAGAAATTTCTGCAAGAGAGTCTTCTTTTCGCTGATGACGATGCTGCTATCCTTGAGCTCGTACTCGTACTTCGTCTTCTCGTAGATCGCATAGGGCTCCTTCAGGGGATATGCGACCATACGAGCACCCATGGCGTAATTGACGTGATGGATGTCCTCGACGAAGTAGAGCCAGTACTCGTCATCCGCGCCGAGTAGATACCATCCGTTCGGCTCATAGGTCTTCCGCTCGGCCTCCTCCCCGTTCGGCAGGACAACTCGGGAGGAAATGGCAACCACCCAGAAGGCCTTACCGTTCTCGACGTCCTTCTTGCAGATCATCTCAGTCCTCCTTAGGGACGTCGTTATCGGAAATGACGTCGACGTTGGCGATCCCGACGATGAGACCCGCCTCCACGAGGCAGTGCACGAGATCACGCTCGTCGAGCTCGGTGCGGCAGATATCGATGAGTCCTTTGACCTCATCATACCTCCTGGGTCCGTGGCTGCTGTCAGCGCACTTCTTGAGCTTCTTGATCAGGTCCTCGATCTCCTCGTTCGTGAGGTTGACCATCTCGGCCCTCAGATAACTGCGGTAGCCGTAGAGGATATCGGCAGCGGTCTGGGCACCGTCGTAGACTGACTCGGTCATTGTTCGTTCCTTTCGAGAAACCTAGAACCCGGGTTGGGTTCTAGGGGTGAGGTATTCAGTTGGTGGTGAATGTGTCGCTGATGTTCTTGGCCATGGCGAGCATGTCCTCGTTCGTGGCGTCGGGACGGTGCTGGACGCAGAAGTCACGTGTCGCGTAGTAGGCGAACGTGGCAACGGCGAGGCCAACACCCATCTCGGCAAGGTGAGTGAGGACGTACTGCTGGGCGACGGAGGGGCAGGACATGGTCAGTTCCTTTCTGATGGGGTCTCATTATAAGCCCTGCCCCTTTCGCGATTTCATACTGTCAGGAAGGCGTCGACGTCCGTCCACTTCCTGATCTGGTCCATGGCAGCATCAACGAGCTCCCTGCCGTATCGATCGTCGTACACGTCGCGCCAGTCTCCCTGGACGTCCTCGTAGTCCAGCCAGAGATAACCCTTGCAGCCGCCGACATCGCCGTAGGAAATGACCTCATTCCCCTCCTTGTCAGTTCTGTGATTCTCTCGAACCAGTCGAGCTCCTCCGGGAGTGCCTCGCGTAACAGGAAGGAAGCTCCCGACACGCCCGACGAATTTGCGGTCGTTCTCGCCGAACTCGAGAAACATTCGTGTAGTAACTGAGCGTGTCTGGGCGACATCCTCGAGATCAAGAGGATCTCCGGAGAATATGGTCTTGAACACGAGAGGGTCCTGGAACTGCTTCCCAGTTGCGTGCCATCCGTCCTTGTCGTGGGCGATGTACACAGCATCATTGGCGAGCAGCATCCGATCGTAAGTGGCCTCGTGCTCGAATGTGTATCCGTACTCCCTGCCGAAGGCGAACACGTCCGATATGATGCGATCGTCGGCGTTCGGGATCTTGATCGAGTCCGTCTTGATGTGAGCAACCGTGTATCCTTTCTCCTGCACGAAATGCTTCAGGTCGACCATGAACAGGGCTCCGCGCTTGGCGACGATGTTGTCCACGTTCCTGGGATCCCTGAGTGGGTTGTCGAATTTGGCGGCGGTGAGACCGTACGTCGAATTCAGAGCGATCTTCAGCGCATAGGCCAGCGCATCGAGATTCGACTCGCCATCAAGATATGGAGCCAGCGCGCCGTTCAGGATCTTGCGGGCCTCGTCGAGCTTCTTGTGCTTGATGAGGATACGAGCCCTCTTGAGCTCGCTGTACCTCTTGGTGTACGGCCCGAACAGCTGGAGGTTCTCAATCGACGTGGGATGCATCGAGGCAATATCCAGCAGGGCGACATTCTCGTGGTAACCGGGCTCGGCGTAGACGTAGCCGCCCTCGCCCACCTCCTCGCCACGATACGTCGACTTGCCGTACTCGTACTTGTAGCCCGGGAACATCTCGGACAGATCCGTGTACCTCAGGTACTGCTGAGTGTTCCTCTGACCCTGGAATATGATCCTGGTGGTCAGGTTGTTGGTACTGGAGTTGACTGGGAGACCTGCGATCGATGCAAGGATCTGACGGGCCTCCCAGTCGGCCTCCAGGTGATCCCAGACCTTCTCGGTGGCTATGACGTCGTTGTCGCAATATGCGGCGACTTCCTCCCACTGCTCCTCCGGCACAGGTTCGTCCCAGGGAAGACCGAGCTCCTTGTGGTGGATTCCCAGCTCGATCTCCCACTTCTTCAGGGACTGCTTCTTGGCGGCGAAGTCGTAGATATCGGTGTACGACAGATTGTAGGCCTCCTTGAAGCCCTCCTTGATGAGATTGTTGATGATCTTGCGTGACAGGTGGTAGAGCTGCTCGTTCGAGTACCCCAGGATCCGACCGTAGAGGATATGGTTGTCGTACCGACGGTTATTGAATCCGACGAGTCGCTTCCCCGCAAGATCGGAGATCTCGTTCGGCGTCGGGTTGATCATCCTCTGGATCTCGTCAGAGCCCCGTACCTTCCAGTTCACAAGGAACAGGTTCGGGAATACCTCGACGTCGAAAATGATCGGAGTATCGTCGTCCGTCGGCTCTTCGAACTCCTCCTCGTGATCATGCTCGGAGGAGAAATGCATCTCCTGAACGAGCTTGATGCAGTAGTCGGCCTGATGAGTCGACCTCATGGCGAACGTGAGAACCTTCTGGCGAATATCGCTCACGTCGTACGGCATGCCCGACTCGTAGGCGTCGTCCAGGATCTTCTTGATGAAGTCGATGCTGGGCTTGGTCCCGGGATGGATCTCCTTGCGGAGATTGCGGGATATGAGCTTTCGGATTGACTTCTCGCTCTGCATGACCTCCTGCTTGATCACTGACTGTTCCTTGACGGGCAGATATCCGATCTCAACCTCGGTAAGGCCCTGGTGGTCGGTGCACTCGGTGAGACGCCGACGCAGGGCCGACTTGCCCGAGTAGACCTTGCACTCGACTCCCGGGGCAACCATCCTGGATAGCTCGGACGGATCCCCCGGGTATCGATAGTGGATGTGGACTCCACCCCCCGATCGGCTGAGTTCAGCATAGGAGGGTATCCACTTCCGAGCCTCTTCAAGGCAACGAGTGCGGTCTTTGTCGAGGTCGATGTCAATAACGATGTCTCTCTCGGGTACAAGGACATAATGCTCCTTCCTGGTGTCCAGATCCTTGAGAGTGGTGGTGACGTCGTCCCAGCGATATGCCGGAAGACCGTTCTCGTTGGCGTACTGGGCCGGCTGGTCCTTGTAGAGCTCGTCGAGATATGAGTCCCTCTCGCTCATTTCGGTCCAGTCCGGAATCGGGCTCTCCGTTTTCTCCCCCTGGGAAAATTTGGATTCGCGCAACCCTTTGTACACCTTGCGCCTGTAAGTCCCGTCAATCATGAGGCGATCGTGGAACTCCTCGAAGTAGTCCTGGATCTCATCCTTGAACTTATACATGGGATACATGTTCCCGTCAGAGTACGTCTGGGAGTACTCCTTATACATATCGTAGATGCGCCTAAGAGGTAAACCTTCCTCGTCCTTCAACTCGTCTCGATAGAAATCGAGGAAGTTGAAGATGGGGTTGGTCTTACTCATCATACCAATGGGTTTGTAGTCGTCGTAATATGACGATCCTTTGGCTTTGTAGGCCTCGATGCAGTGTCTGACGATCGACCCCCGCTCGTCCTCGATGCGCGACATGATGTCGTTGTACCGGTGAATATCGAGCTTGCGACCCGAGGGCTCTACGTCGATAAGACGCCTCGTCAGTCCGCTCTTCGAGTCGGTAATGCGGACCGGCAGGTTTGTCCCAATGAATAGCATGGCCTCGGACTTGAACTCGTAGAGAGATTTCCCCTTCTCGTTCATGACCATTCTCTCGTGGGATATGAGGCTGTTCAGCCTGCTGTTGTCGGAAATTCTTGACAGATTTCCGTCGTGCTGAATAGCGACTCTGGGATTCGTCTTGAACGGCTCGAGGGCGAACTGGTCGCTGACCAACCCGAGCGCTGCCGCGTCGAAGTGACAGATATGATCATCCAGCAATCTCGAGAGAAGATTCAGGAAGGTCGACTTGCCGGAGCCGGCCGAGCCGTACAGCACGAAGAACTTCTGGATCCACTTGGAGTCTCCCGTGAATACAGATCCTATTCCCCACTCGAGCTTCTCCCTCTCGTCCGGATCGTAGAGGGTGCTCATGAGCTCCTCGTAGGCGGGGCACGGTTTGTCGCTCAGAGAATACGAGAGCGTTCTGGTTGCGTAGTCTTCCCTTCTCGGTGTCTGATCGGCATACAGAATCTTGCCGTCGAGCGGATGGTAGACGTCCGGGAGCTTGGACATCCACGCCTTGTAGTCGGAATATGTCTTGGAGTCGTAGTCCCCCAGATACCGCGCCCAGACGGACCCGTCGACTCGTTCTGAGGCCTCTTGGAATCGACGGGCGACGTCGGCGTCCACGATCCGCATCAAGTCGTACTCTTCGGTACTCCAGAAATGCGTCTCAGGATTGTACACGGCGTAGAAGGACTTCCCACGAATCATGAGGTCCTTGAATCGGAGAACACGCCAGGCCGGCCGTACCTCGGTCGTCCCCGATTTGAGGGCTCGCTCCTTAATCTCGTAGAAATCCATTAGACTCCTTATATGTCGTAGTTCTCCGCCAGATAGAGTTGCATCTGGTACCAGAGCTCAAGACGGTTCTGGTTCTGGAACTCATCCGACTCGTAGAACTCCGGGACGGACTCGAGGGGGAATATGCCTCCGCGTCCGTGGGAATCGTACTGACGGCTCATCCACCTATGGACGGTCTTGTCGACCTTCCTGTCAAGGGCGGTTCCGCTGTTGCCGAACTGGTAGTCCGTGTAGTTGATTCCGAGGTTCTCGATCATCTCCCAGAAATACGGGTCGAGCCCCTCCTCGTCATCGAGTTCGAAGGCCATGCGATCAGCGAGCCCGAGCAGGACCTCGAGCACGCTGGCAGGGCTCTTACGAAATGCCGGCGAGAGCTTGCCGCCATAGCGGTTCCGCCACTCACGACCATCCATGTCCCGATTGCGGTCCATCATGGCGGAGTAACGGAACTCGATATGGTGGAGCTTCCACAGGAGGTGATGGCTGTCGAATATGCTCGGCAGATCATCCTCGCTCTCGTTCAGGAACGAGAGCAGGAAGTCGAAGTACTCCTGTTCCATCAGTGGGATCCGGAGTACGAGTCCTCAATGATCTCGAGGCGAATATCGTAGGAGAGATCGAAGTTTCGGATCCACTTGACGACGATCTCGTCCGACTGCGTCTCGAGGTCAACATTGCCGAGCCACTCGCTCATGTTGTCGATAGTGACCATGTCGCCGTCGCAGAGGATGCGGTCCTCCGTGAAATACATCAGGCCGACCCGATCGAAGTTGAAAGCGCCCTCGTCGTACTCATCCTCCGTGATCTCACGGATGGACTCGCCTTCAGCGACGGGATCCTCCTCTTCCTCCGGCTCGTCACCGACTTCCTCGGAAATATCCTCCTCCATGGCGAACCGTAGGTACTCGTCATTGATGATCTTCTCGTACTTCTCCTTCATCTCGTTGTGCTCCTCAACTCCCTCATTCGAGATCGGCGGAAAGACCTCGACGGAATATGTAACAGCCCGCTCTGGCTCCTTCTCCTTGTTCCACTTCTCGTCCTTGCAGTCCTGCACGGCGAGGAGTCCCGCCGTGAGACCGACGACGAGCGCCGGCAGCAAATGCATTATCGTTCCCTTCTCGTGATCAGTCGTCCGATGAAATAACCCAGCAGGATGAAGAACAGCGCCTTCATCGAATGGCCAGCCTGTCGATCTGGTCCCAGATCACGCCGTCGACGTTGAAGTCGAGGATGAACTTGGTCACCTCTCGTCCGATGACCGGATCGTAATCCCGGTAGTTCAGGACCTCGAAGTTGCCGAACTCGACGATGCCGTCGCCGTCCTCGTTGTCGTAGACCCAGCCGACCACTGCGCCGGCGCTCGTCTGAGGAAGCCCGAGACCCTTGTAGACCTCGTTCAGGAGCAGATATCCACGAGTCCTCAGGATGTCATTGGCGTAGTTCTCCTGGGCGTGGAGGATCATGAGGCTGTAGTCCTCGTTACCCTCCCAGGCTCCAGCGTTCTGATCGAACACGACAGCATATGGCGAGACCCCGAGCTCCCTCATGAACTCCTCGGGCTTGAGCTGGAACTCGCGCCCCGTCTCGTCGTAGTACTGCTTCTTGGCCTCGTCGAGGGCCTTCTCGTTGGAGTGGTCGATGATCTTCTCGACCGTCTCCTCACCAAGGCTCTCCTTCATCTTGTCCTGGTACTTGCGGAAGGACTCCTCAAGACCGGCGTAGGCCATGGACAGACCAGCGATCCTCTTGGCGGAAATGCGGTGGGCGAGGATCAGGGAGATGGCGGAGGCCGTACCGATGCTCAGCGGCAGCGCGTAGTGCTTGACGAGATCACCGGCGAGCTTGGCCCAGGCACGGGCCTTGGCGATCTGGATATCCTTCTTCTCGAACTTCTCCTCGTCCTCGGCCGCCTTGACTGTCGACAGCTCGTTCAGGTCCTCCCATGTGGCCTCGCCGACGCTCAGCGTCTGCTTGGCCGCCAGGACCGTGGTAGCGGTGAAGCCGGCGATGCCCAGGCCCGTCAATATGGCCGGAGCGTGCTTCGAGGCTACGAGAGCGCCCTTACCGATGAGGCGCGTAACAATGGTGAGACTCATGATGCGAAATACTTCCTCTCGTTCAGCTTGTTGTACACGGCGATGACCTGTCCATCGCTCATCTGATTGACCTTGGTGACCCACGCCGGGGCGCCGCCGTACGCTGTGCGCAACTTGGAACGCATCTGTGCAACCGTCACTCGTCGTCATCCTTCCACAAGTCGTAAATGAATCCTACGGCGACCCAGAGAGCCACCGTCATGAGACTGAGCGCTACGAGCCAGATCTCCTGGGCGATCAGTCCGACTGTGACCGCGAGTACCACCAATATGGCTCCGATACCGTACGCTGTGGTCCGGTCCTCACTCTTCATCGAACGTCCTCCGGCTTCGGCAGATCGAGAATATACCCGTTGCGGGCTCGGACGGCCCTGGCTCCTCGCAGGTCCCTCCATCCCCAGTTCTCGTCCGTATACGTCTGGGAGATCCCGGCCATGCCGTACAGATCCCCGACAGTCGCCACGTCGTACTGATCGCAGATGCTGATCAGATGGTTCAGGACGTCCTCCGCCTCGTTGCGAGTGGCGAAAATGATGGACTCGAGATTGTGCTCACGGCGATCCCTCTGTGTGTAGACCCGCTCGGTCGGGGTCTCGCGCCTGCCGTAGGTCCTGTTGGAATATGAGGTATAGGTCCTGTTGGACTTGGAGCGCTGAGGACCGCCATCTCCGCCGAAGAGCAGACGGTCGATGCCTGAGGTGAAGATATCACTGACGGCGTTCTTGATGCTCGGCAGGGCGATGTCCCACAGCAAGTAGTTCCCAACCTCCTTGATGTCCTCGGCGAAGAATGCGCTCAGAGCCTGGCGTCCGAGCGATCCTTTGTCGATCCTGGCGGGCGTGGATACGATACGCTCGGGCCTGGGCTTGGACTTGCGGGAGTTTGCCGGGAGGTCGCCTCGGATCGGGATGTTGTCCGTCATGTTCGTCCTTTCTGGGGAAATTGGAGGCCCCGAGTCTCCCCGGGGCCTCCTCAGGATATGGATGTCAGGCCTCGATCGTCTTGAAGACGTCGGGGCGCTCCTTCTTCGCCTGCTCGATCAGGCTCTTGGGCATGACGCCGTTGAAGAACTTGATGCTCTTCTCCTCGTCCTCCAGCAGGCTCAGGACGAACTCGTCGTAGAAGATGCTGTCCTTGAAGTTGGCGAGGATCTCTGGAGACTTCCGGAATCGCTTGCCGTCCGACGACCTCTCTCCGTAGGCCTTGTCAACCATGGTGCGGAAGAAATCGAACAGCTTGAACTTGTCCGACATGGTCCAGTCCTCGGGCTTGCGAGACATGAACGCCTGAAGCGTGTCCGTGAAACCGCCCGGCTCCGACTGCTGGAGCTCGATGAGATCCACCTTGTTCATGTGAAACCAGAGGGTCTCGGTGACCATGTCCCCGTCGAAGGTCTCGGCGCTGACGTTCATCTTGATCATGAATATGCCTCCTCAGGCGATCGAGTTGAGAGTGATGCCGGCGAGCGACTTCGTCGTCTTGACGATATGGTCCCACGAGGTCTGCTCGTCGAACTGCTCGCTCTTCTTGATCGTGCGCTTGACAGTCTTGCCGTTCTCGGTGAGGGTGACCACGACGGCTGTCTGAAGCTCCATGTTCGTTCCTTTCAAAAAATGAGAAACCCAGGACCCGTGTTAGGGGTCCTGGGGTCGAGGTGTATCAGTCGTCGGTCTCGTCGACGAGCTCAGCGTCAACCACGTCGTCCGAAGACGTCGAGGTGGTCTCCTCGGTGTCATCGTCGCTGGAGGCAAGGGCCTTCACCAGGCAGAGAGCTGCGAAGCCGGCTGCGGCGGGCAGGGCGTAGCGAGCACTCTTCTTGGCGATACGGCCGAGCTTGCTCCAGTTGACGGTGACGACAGGGGAGTCGTCCTCAACGGGCTCGGTGGACGGAGTCGTGGTGGAAACGGTGGTCTCGGTCATTTGAGTGATCCTTTCGAGTTGATGGGGGTCTCATTATAGGGCGTGCGAATCTTGCGAAAGCCTATGCCCCTTGTTGAGAGGCACGGCTGGTCTAGTTGTTCGAGGGCGTCTTGATGGAGTCGATGGTCTCGGCGAAGTTCTCGGCGTACTGTCGTCCCGCCTTGTCTCCGACATATGAGCCGAGGACACCACTGCCGAGGCTGTAGACGACGGTCAATGCCACTCCGGCTGGAGGGCAGAGAGCGCTGACTACAGCACCGGCAGTGATGCTGGCGGTTGTCGAGGCGACAAAGTTGACGACCTTGTATCCGGTGGTCTCTTTGAAACTCATGGTCGTTCCTTTCTAGAGGGGTCTCATTATGAGCCATGCTCATCTCACGAGAGCTTGTACCACCTCTCGGTCGGCTCGATCACGAAATCGAGGACGATGCAGGCTCGACCCTCCTCGGTGACCCGGGAGCCGTAGTGCACCTCGATCTGCCTCTGCTCGTTCCATCCGAGCTGGTCACCCAGGGAAATGCCTTCAAGGCCGATGCCGGCGTAGAACTCGTTGAGGCTGACGCACATCTCCCGAAGTAGTGTATAGTTCAGCTCGTTGACGACTCGATCGATCTTATTGACAGTCGACTTGAAATAACGCCCGCTGTAGGCGTCATAGAACAGGCAGTCACCCTCGCCGTAGACGATCGTCTCACGAGGAACCGACTGAGCCTTGGCGGCCGCCTTCTCGGCGATCTGCTTCTCCTCGGGACCGAGGCGATCCTGAACGGATGCGCGATAACGGTCGTACATACTACGAGTGCCCTCGTAGGCGAGGAGCAGGGACGACTCGCGCTTGACCGAGATGCTGTGCGCCCCGACGATGCAGGCTCCAGTAGCCAATACGGCGATGGTGGGAGGAGCGTAGATGCGGACGTACAGCTTGATCCGCTGCTCCTTGGTGAGCTGCTTGAACTCGTCAATATCCCACTCGTGCATGATCCTATCGGCTCGCACGCTCAGGGCCACGGACGCTCCGACTCCGAGAAGGGCGAGACCTGTGAGGATATGGTGCGAGTTGCGCAGAATGAATGTCTGGACGGTCCTGAGGGTTGAGAGGTTCATCGGTAGTCCTCCTGCATGTTCTTGATGGCCTCGAGGAATATTGCCTTGGCGATCTCGGGATCCGTGCCCTTCGGAACCTTGAGAGTCACTCGGACCGTGTTGGTCTCCCGGTCGACGTCGCGGTAGATAACCTGGGCATCAGCGTCATTCATGTTCGGTACTTTCTCGAGAAAGCCTAGAACCCTTGTGGGGTTCTAGGAGTAAGTGTCAGAGACTGGTGTCGATGTGGATGGGCTTGGAGAAATCCTGCTTCGAGTTCTTGTTCCGGTTGATGCACCACTTGACGATGGCGTAGATGCCAACACAGTAGATGATCGACTTGATCAAGCTCTCGACGAGGCGGGAGATCAGCATGATCTTTCCTTTCGTATGGGTCTCATTATACACCATGCTGATCCTGCGAGAAACCCAGAACCCGTGGGGGCTCTGGGAGTGAGATTCAGTTCTTGGTGGTGTCGGGGTCGAGGATCTTCTTGATTTCGTTCCAGCTCTCTTCGAAGCGCTCCTGAACGCTGAGTGCGTCCTGATCAAGCGGGGTCGACAGGCTCTCGATGGTCTTCCGCTGGCGGCGGACGACCTTCTTGAGCTGCTCGATCTGCTTGCTCTGGGCGTAGACGGCGTAGGCGAACATGACGAAGGAGATGATTCCGAAGACGGCGAAGATGATGGACATGACGGTTCCTTTCTTGAGGGGTCTCATTATAGCCCCTGCGGAATCCGCGTTCCGAATTTCTCACCCGGGAATTTTTCAAAATCAAAAAACCAGAACCCTTGCGGATTCTGGGTGTGAGATCAGTGCTCGTAGACGGGGCACACATCGTGACGAGGATTCTTGCAGTTGGCGCGCGCCATGCGGCAGAGCTTCGCGTTCTGCTCCTGGTCCTTCTTGACGCTGTTGAGAATAGCGCTAGAAGTGGCTTTGACAGTAACGGGGAAGGCAACGGCGAAGGCGGCGCAACCAAGAACGGTTGTGAACATGATGGTTCCTTTCGTTGAGGTAATGGGGGTCTCATTATAACCCTTGTAGTCCTTGCAAAAAAAAAACCTAGAACCCTTGTGGGGTCCTAGGTCTTGATTCTCAGATGCGGATCTTGGCGACGAATCCGAGAGCCTTCGAGGCGACCGGGAATATCTGCTCGGCCTTCAGGATGGCGACGATCCCGACGAATGAGCCCACAGCACCCACCACAGCATCCGGACTGGGGCAGAAGCGGCGCCGTTTGGCGTCCTGAATCTGCTCCAGGTCCTTGATGTTGCGGAGAGCGTGCGTGTAGGCCTCACTGTCGGGATCCATGCCGTCGATGAAAGAGTAAGCGTCATCCAGGGCGGTCTTGGCGTTCGGCTTGTTGTCGGACATGGTGTTCCTTTCAAATGGGGGTATCATTATGATCCATGTCTGATCCGCGTCTCAGGCGATCTCTGACACCTTGAGGGTGGCGGTGTCCTTCTTGGTCATGTCCTCAGCGGGAGTCTCGAGGGCGGCGTAGACCTCCTGGTTCTTGTGGTCCACATGGAGGACACCGTCCACCTTGGGCTCGTAGTTCTTCGACGCCAGACCCAGCAGAGCGCCCAGGAAGGTGTCGAGGGCGGTGATGGTGCCGACGACAGCCTCAGTGTGAGGGAACCCCCACAGGCCCGCCAGCGCCAGATAAAGGGTGGCGAGGGCAGGCAGCAGGATCTGGGCAATCCACTTCAGGGTGTTGTAGGTCTGATTCGACAGAGACAAAACGCTTGTCCTTCCTTCTGGTGTCCGGGAAATGGATGGGGAGCCTGTTCACGGCGTCCATGACCTTCTCGGCGGTCCCGTTGCCGCCGAAGGTGTGATAGGGCTGGTACAGATACTTCTGCAAGTCCTCGAACTCGTCGATCGTGATGTAACCTCGGGACAGATATGCCGTCCCCATGGCCACGATCTGATTGTGGGCCAGACCGAGCATAAGCTGGGTCTTGGCGTCATGTCGCTCGGATCTCTTCTGAAGATATGCCCAGATCCCACTACTCGTGAGGACCGAGCCAAAAATGGTGATCACGAGCTCCACCATGGGTTGCATTCAGCCTCCGATAGACATGAGCGGGCGAACGCCGTACTTGCTGGTCCAGTCCGCCCATGAGACGTGCCGCTGGTCGCCGTAATAAAGGGCGAAGCGGTTCTTGGTGACCTGATCCCTGAGCCAGAACGACTCGCCCGGGAATGGGATCGGGTTGCCCAGACGGAAATAGCTGAGCTGACGGGCTATCGGCGCCACGTTGTTCTCGCCGCCGTTGACTCGAACGTGAACGAAGTTGGAGCCGAACATCTCGAACTCCGACGGGATGGTGACCTTGGGGTACTCCCAGCTCCAACTCTTCTCAGTCAGCTCCCAGGAATTATCCGTGTTCTCGAACTCGTGCGGCTCGAACACGGGGAAGGACTTGAAGTCCGAGATATCGAACGCCTGAAGGGCGGAGGCAAATCGCACCATGCCCTCGGCGTAGTCTCGGCGCATCTTGGAGCCATTCCAGCCCTTGTTGCACCAGCCTGCCTCGCCGATGTTGTCGATTCCCAGATTCCGGTCGCTCATGATCGTGATCCGGTGCTGGTTCGTTCCGTTCGGGTGATCCAGATATCGATCGAAGTCGACGATGATCCATCGGCAGGTGTTGTCATTGAACTGCCAGTAGTCGCCCAACCACATCCCGTCGAACGTCCCGTTCCTGATGGCCATCTTCTGGGCGGCCGTGATGGTCCTGCCGAGGTTGTTGCCCCGAGTGATGACCTTCTTCAGATTCGGGTCGTTGTTGAAGGCGTTCAGGAAATCGAACTTGTTGCTCAGAGTGATCTGCTTGGGCTGCATGACGCTCTGAGCCCACTGGGCGTTCTCTGTCCCGGACTTGCCCCGGCAGTCGATGATCTCGAAGGCCGTAGCGTCCTGGGCGCCCCTGGGGACGCGGACGGCGGCGATGAGGACCTCGTAGTTGTCGGGGGTCTGCGTAGGCTGAGGAATGCCCTGATTCGGATTCCCCTGAACAGCCCGGATGTTGGCGACTCGGACGGCTCTGGTGTTATCGACTCGGATGTATATGGCGTCGTAGCGATCGCCATCAGTACTGCCTGGATTCAGGGTGTAGTATCGCTCCGCGTCGTTCTCGAGCCAGTGACCCTTGAGCCAGGCACGTCCGGATTGGATGATGATCTGGCGGCCGTTGCCTTTGACGACCTGGTAGGCTCGACCCCAGTTCTGGAAGATGCCGTCGGAAATGACCCCGTCGAACATTCGGCCGAAGTCGTCCGCGGAGTACTTCCTGTCGCCGTTGATGGAGACGAAGAATCCTGATCTCTCTGTCATGTGATGTTCAACCCCGGTTTCGACTTCTGAATATCGGACAAGGACTGGAACGTCGGATAGAAGACGTCCCCCTCCGAGTCCGAGGATGTACGGATGTACTCGGTAACCCGTGCAATGTCCTGCTGCCCGAACTCGTTCTGGATTTGCACGAAATCGCCCAGGAAGAAGTCCTCATTGTAGATGTACATGGACTGCTGTGCGGCCTCACCCGAGAACATCTCGATGGGCATATGGCGCCACAACTCGGTGTTGCACTGCTCGTGGATCTGGCGATGGATGGACTTCGGATCGATGGATCCGACGCCCTTCCTCACGTCGCCAGTGGCCTTCTCCGTGTACTCCATGTGTCCGTTGGTGTGCTCGATGGAGGGAGACTGAAGATACCCCTCTCGAAGCCCCAACCCCCTGGTGCCCACAGTAACGGAGTTGTTCTGCATCGCCGAGTCCGTGTTCTGCTCCAAATATTCACCATCGAATGCCAGCTTGGTAGGAACGGTGAATTTAACGGCCCCGGAGAATATCTTGGTTCTGGTGCTGACCTTGGACTTAAAGTACGTAGCCTTGGATAGGTTGTCGTACCTCGGCGAGAACACCACAGGGGGGCGCTCACCCTGGTTGAACGTTCGATTCACTCCGTTGTACGAGTAACCATACCAGTAATATGGATCCTCACCGTTGTACTCGACAGCCCACCCGGACATTGTGAGATCCGTCAATTCCTGAACGATCTTGTACCAGGATCCCTCCATCGTGTATGGATCCTTGTCATCGTAGCCGACGTTGACATACGACGCATTCTGTGACATGGATCGCACATAGCCGGCAGAACTGACCTGGATGTCACCGATATCCAACGAGGAAACCGGTCGACCTTTGCGTATACCATCTGGCAGCTCTTCGACGGAGTACCAGCCGAATCCCATGACGTGCCGCTCATGCGAAGCGTCCAGCGAATCCCGCTGCTTGAACAGCAGGTTGGTGTAGTGCTTGATGACATCCTTGACTTTACCGCGTGTGCGCTCGTGCTTGCACAGAAGAGTTCCGTCCCACATTGGATAAGGATGCATGACCCGTCGGTCCAATATGGACTCGAGGCTCCGTCCGCTGACAGTCAGCAGGGACTCCTTACCGTACTCCGTGTTGAGCTCGACCTGCTCGATGATCATGAGCTTGTTCGTACCCTTGGTGTACAGATAGAAGTCCAGCTGGTAAGTCCTCAGGTTCTCCAGGGTTCCGGGGACCACGAGCTTGAAGTCCCCGAATCCATGGAATCGCTCTGTCCAGACGACGGACTTGTAGTCCTCGCAGATATGCTGGATGATCATGGACTCATCCAATACAGCAAGATACATGTCACACCCCCTGGTAGAGAACGTCGGTTGAGAAGTAGACGTCGGTCAGCGTCGGATCATTCATGGTGATCTGGAACTCGTTGACTCCCGGCCTAAGCTTGAGCCAGTCCGAGTTCCGGTCCAATGCTGCCAGGAACTTGTCCTTGCGGTCGCCTCTGGTCCGGATGATGTACTTGGAGCCGACCCGAGAATTGACGGTGACGACGTCGCCGCCGACGATCGGATCGACTTTGTAGTACGTCTTGTCGAGAAATGCTCCGGTGAGCTTGAAGGTGTCTCTGGAGAACGTCTCGGTTACCGTGATCGGGAGCTTGGCCCCGGGGCGGAACCGGAATATCATGGTGAATCCGGTCTCCACCTCGCCCTTGTAGTCGATGACCGCGGACAGGACTCCACGATCCTTGGCGAACTCGAGCGAGGGGGAGGGCTCATCCATGAAATCGAACTCGAAAGTTCCGATGTCCCGCTTCCACTCGAGGTTCTGATTGACCATCGTGTCAGCGTCATGCCAGTAGGCGTCCGGGCACAATATGCTGACGTTGATCTCCTCGTCCTTGGAGAAGATATCCGCCTCGACCGACTCGACGTAGCCCTCGGTCCTGACCCTGCGCTTGTCCGTGTTGACGTATACGGACATGGGCTGCTTGATCTGGAACCAGGAGTAGATGCGCTGGCGAGTCGTCTCGATGTCGGGATATGGCAACGGCGCGAGTTTGATCTTGAGGTTCCTCATTCCCGCCCTCGCGCCGTTGAAGATCGCCACGTCCGTCAGAGCCAGTTCCGTGGTGTTGATCGAGGCCTTCGTTGCCGACAGACCGTCGACGGATTTGACCGCGACACCCTCGATCCACGGGTTCGTGAGCGAGAGTACGATCCTGTGCTGACGATATGTCAGGAACTCTATGGACTCGATCATAAGTCGTACATGGCTCCTCTGAACTGTTCGATCTGGTTGTGCGTCTGCCTGTAGATCTCCGTCTCGGACAGAGCCTTGGGAGACGTGTTGTACTGGTTGAACACGACGTTGCTGCCGTTGTTCACAGTCTCGTTCACAGTCTCGCCGACGCGGGACTGAGCACCCTGAACGGCCCTGCCTGCGAGCTGGGTCGTCATGTTAGCCGACAGGTTCTCCTGAATATCGTCCTGCGGCAGAAGCTCCTGGATCTTGCTGGCCTGTTCCTCCACTTGTGAGAGGTCCAGAACCGGCTTGATCGTCGGGTTCATGTCGCCACCGAACGCGTCGTTCCAAATATCCTTCGTGTTACCGAAGCCCTTGGCGAGCGCGTCGACGGTATCGTGAGCCATCGTGGAGGCCGCGTCGATCCCCTGCTCGGTGTTCTCCGAGATACCGTTGGTCAGACCCTGCATCAGGAACTCACCGATCTCGAACATAACACGAGAAGGAGAATGAATGCCGAATACCTGCTTGGTCGTATTGACGATGCTGGTACCGAAGTTGCGAATCGTCTGCTTGACCTCTTCGATCTTACCCTTGATCGCGTTCTTCAGACCCTCAACGAGCCTGTGACCAGCATTCCTCATCCCGGAGACGCCCGTGGATACGAGCTGCTTGATACCGTTGACGATACCATTCCTGATCGCCGTGATGAGTCGGATACCCGCATCCATCAAGGCGCCCGAGTTGTTCTCGATGGCATCGGCGAGTCCGTTGACGAATTTGATGATCGTCTCGAACGCCGCCTGGGTGATTCTCGGCATGTTGTCGCCGAGGCTCTGAAGAAATGCCACGATGCAGTCGGTTGCCTTGGTCCCGATCTCGGGGATCTTGTAGGACAGACCCTCGAGGAAGGACGTGAGGAGGTCCGAACCCCTCTCGACCAGCGTCGGCATGTTCTGAATAAGAGCATCCGACAAGGTGATGATCAGGAATATGGCGCAGTCGATGATCTCCTGAGCGCAGTCGTAGACCACCTGGATGATCGCGTGGATGATGGTGATCATGAGCTCGACAAACGTCGGGATGGACTCGATCATCGCCTGGGCCGCGGACGTCAGAACGACCTTGATGTATTCGACGATGGTGCCTTGGTTGTCGATGAAGACCTGCATGAAGTTAATGAAGGCCTCGCCGATAGCTGTACCCATGGCGGGCATCCGCTCGATGAATCCGTCGACGGCGTCAAGGAATGTCTGGACACCCTCTGCGCCGGTCGTCGACAGGTTCGCAATGGCATTCACCAGATTGGCGATACCATCAGTAGCCAGCCCGACACCGTATCCGATCATCAATATGGCGCCACCCAGAGCGACCAGTCCAATGGCGGCTCCCTCGGCGATGTATCCGATTACCACGAGTGCGCCTAGAGCCGCTGCCATGATAGCAATACCCTTTCCTGCGGTACCCCAGTCCATCTCACCCAGAGTACGCATGACCGGGACCAGCATGGCCAGCGCCAGTACGGTGATCATCAGGCCCGCAGCGCCGCCGAGGCTTCCTCCGCCCAGGCTCGAAATGCCGACTAGGATGCCCAGAGCCACAGCCATCATGGTGAGACCCTTAGCATAGGTTCCCCAGTCCATCGTGGCGAAGCTCTCGATCTCCTTGGCCACGATCTTGAGTGTGATTGCCAGAACGAGCGCCGACAAGGCCCCGACAAGGTGCTTACCGCCGAGACCCTCCTCTCCCTCGCCGAGCCTGGATACGGCCACGGCCAGAGAAGTGAGACACAAGTCCATAGCGATGATGCCCTTGATGGTATCGCCCCAGGACAGCTCACCGATTTCGGTGAGAACCTTGGCGATCTGGCGCATGGTAAGGGCCAAGGCAAGAAACGCGAAAGCCGAGGCCTTCTTGATCTTGACTGTCCCCATCTGCGACATCATGCTCATCATCTTCATGATCAACCCGAGCGCGATAACACCCTGGGCCAGGTCAGATACGCTCATCTCACCCAGAGGCTTGACCGCTTGGGCGAGCAGCCAGACACCGATACCCAGAGGAACCGCCACGAGGGAGAAGGCAAGTAGATCGACATTACTCTTGGTCGTGGTGTCGGCCATGGATATCATCATCTTCACGACTGCGTATAGTCCGATGACGCCCTTTAGAATGTCATCCCAGTCCATGGACCCGATGTTGCTCAAGGCCTTGCCGAGGAGTAGTGCCACCCCGGCCAATACGACCAGAGCCAGCATTCGCTTGGCCATGCCTTTCATGTCCTTGTTGTCGTTGGACTCGGACAGTTCGTCCTCGGCCTTCTTCAGCATATTGAACATGAAATACAGGGCGGAGCCGGCCATGATGATCTTGGTGGCCGGGATCTGAGCGACGACCCACAGGGCGCCTGCCAGAACAAGTACCGCGGCGGCGAGCAGGAGAATCGTAGTGGCCTTGACCTTACTGGTCGTGGCCTCCATCGAGTCCTTGAACGCGTCAATGGTATCCTTAACACTACCGAGGATACCCGCGAAGTTGGATCCGGCCTGCCCCCACTCCTTGAGGGTGGATATGACCTTGCGGGCCATGGCGATGAACGTGGCCAGGGCTCCAGCCTTCAGGATGCTGTCGAATATGCCGGTATAGTCCCCGTTGTCGGCCATCTCCTTGAGCTCGCTGAACGCGCCCTTGAACGGCTCGATGAGGGCCTTGGCAGCAACGACTGCGACCTTCCCGATGGCTCCGAGAACCTTGCCAATACCCTGAATGAGCTTGACGAAGTTCTTCCAGCCGGCGGTAGCCTTGTCCTTGAGCTCAAGGTTGGCGATGAAGTCCTTGGTAGTGCTCCAACCGTACTTGACGGACTCGGCGTACTCGCCCATGAGAGTCTTCAGGTCGCTGAAGGCCTTCTTGAACGGCTCGACGTCGAAATCGAAGTTCAGGGTCGCCAGATTCTTCAGGACACCCCAGACGCCTGATCCAACGGACTTGAGGATACCGCCAATGGAGGACAGCCAGGCGATATCCGGACCGTTCTTCATCTGCTCGGCCCACTCGCTGAACTTGGTGGAGATCTCGTCGTATAGCTCGGCAAGAGTCCGCATCTTCGGAGTCAACCAGTCCTCGACGACGACCGCCTGCTTGTTGATGCACTCAGTCAGCCAGTTGATGAAGCTAGTGAGCTTCTCGATCGCCGGAATAAGGTGGTCGGCCAGGTGCTGTCCCCAGAAATAAGACTTCTTGAAGGCGGACTCGAACAGGTCGACGATCTTGTTCTTGAGCTTGGTGAACTTGGACTCGTTCTCCTCGGCGGAATCGCCCGCATCATCCGTGGACTCGCCGACGATACCGAGCGCCTGACCAACCTCCTGGGCTCCCTGCTTGAGCTCCCGGAACGGTCCGACAACGGCCTCCTTGATACCGGAGCCCGCGGACTTCAGCGCCTCCCACAGGGCGTCCCAGGCCTCCCGGAGTCGCCTGAGGCTGGGAGTGATCTCGTCGTGGAATCCCTCCGAGAAGTTCTCCCAGATGCGCTTCAGCCCCTTACCCGTCCAGATGATGGCCTTGATGACGTTCTCGGCGACATTCAGGTTGTCGTACCACTCCTGAATCGCAACAACGTGATCCCTGAGCTGCCACGACCAGTCCGCGGTGTGTCCACGGAGACTGGAAATGAGAGCCCCGAGACCCTTGAGCGCTCCGCCGGCGATCCATGCTACGATCTTGCCGAAGTCCGACAGGACCATAACACCTATTTTGATAACCCTGAAGAACGCCTCGAAGTACATACCGAGGGACTCGATAGTCGACTCGCTAGGGACCAGCTTGGCCATGAAGTTGGCGAAGGCCTCGGAGATACTATACAAACCCTCGGCGGATGGACCGCTGAAGACCTGCGAGAACGCCTGGCCGATGCGCTGGAGTGGCTCCCACATGGCGTGGAACAGGGAGGCGAGCCCCTCAAGAACCTTCTCCCTGCCGCCGAGATCCGCCCATCCCTGGAGGAGAGCGTTCCTGGCGTTGCCCATCTGGGTGATGATACCGCTCGGGCCCGTGAGGAATGCGCCTACCTGAGTCCACAGGGCCTTGGCCTGCTCGAAGTCACCGAAGATGATTCGGAATGACTGACCCCAGGACGAACCGAGCTCCTCGCCGATGACACCCATCAGCTGGGAGAACGTCTTGATGTCCTGAGCCGCGGACATACCCGTCTTGGCCAATTCCTGGATCTGAGCGATCTGTTCCTCGGTATAACCCATCGATGCGAGTTGCTCGTCGGAGTACTCCCCAGCCATCTGCTTGAGAGTCTCCATCATGATCTCCTGGGTCAGCCATCCCTCTTGCAGGGAGAGCCTGAATGACCCGTCCTTGGCGATCATCTCATCGACGCTCTTGCCGTGGATCTTGGCAGTCTGGATCAGCTGGTCCTGGAACTGCTTGGTAGCGATGCCGGCGTTCTCCAGGGACATCCAGTCCTGAAGCTTCACTGTACCAGCCGCCATGGCCTGCGAAAGCTGATACATAGCCCTCGAGGTGGCCTCGGAGTTGGCTCCCGCAACGGCCGCCCAGTTCGCCAGACCCTTAATCGATGCGACCGAGTCATCCAGACCGATACCGGCAGCGGTGAACTTACCGATATTGGACGTCATCTCACCGAAGTTGTAGATGGTCTGGTCCGCGTAAGTGTTCAACTGATCCAGAGCCGCGTTAACGGTCTGGATCGTCTCGCCCTTCTGAGCGGTGTTGGCGAGAATGGTCTGAACGGAGTTGAGCTGGAGCTCGTACTCCTTCATACCGTCGATAAGGGGCTGGACAGTGAAGCTCGAGAGCATCGAGGAGCCGATCTCGGTGATCTTACCGCCAATGCTGGCAAGTGCGCCGAACGCGATCGACTGGAGAGCCGAGAATCTGCTCGTGGTCTCGGCAACACCCGCCTGGGCCTCCGAGAAATTTAGGTTCTTGGCGGCCGCGGAGACCTGGTTGATCCCTTCGACGCCGCCACGAAATGCCAGCCCCTCCTCGAGCTTCTTGACTCCGTTGAGGGAGTCCTGAACCCCGTTCATGAACTGGCCGTTATTGAACTTGAGCGAGACCACCCGCTCCTCGATGGACGCCACTAGCCTCTCACCGCACTTTCAAGCTGCTTGACGATGCTGTCGAATATAGGCCTGAGCGCCGGATTTATATAATCCACGCCCTGGACATAGCCACCGGTTCTGGTGCCATGCCCGTACTGCAATATGACTGCGATCGGGACACCCTGCTCCACGTGGGAGTTGTTCCAGACCAATGAGACTCTGTTGGCGCTCCGCTTGATCTCGTAGGACCAGCAGGATGCGGTGTAACCGGACCTGACCGGAGTCGCAGCGGATAACGCGGCCACTCCGGCCTGTCCACAATCATCGAGGAAATCGAAGAAGCGACCCTCCTTGAGTCTCTCGAGCCACTTCCCCGTATCCATCCTCGAATCTATCTCCAGCGTGAACGCTGGACTCATGCGGCCCTCTCGCAGGAGGCCGCGATACCGGCCACAATGGCGCCCATGGCCCCTCGGGACCATCCAACCTTGAGGTTGTCGGCGGTGGCGGGAATATGCGCAACGGTGGGGAGACCGGAGGCCTTGATCGGGTCCCAGGTCGTCTGGGGCGCATCGAACTCCATAGACAGAATGTCGCAGACGCTCCCCTTGAGGAAGTCTGTATAGACAGTCTTGGTGATGTCTGAGTTGTAGGCGTACCCCCAGGTCTTGAAACCGCGGGCCCGCACCATGTCGAACATCCACTTGGAGTCAAAGTATGCCTTGATGATGACCTTCTGCTCCATGCCCTTGAACATGTCGCAGACCTCTCGCCACTGAGCCATCTTGTACTTCGGATCGAAGACGATGACATGACTGGAGCTGTACTTCTCGATCAACCAGTCAAGTTTCGCGGGCATGTACTGAGTCTTCGATGCCTCGGCCTTGATCTCGGCCCAGGTGTACTCGTCGGCATTCTTGGTCAGAGCCGGAACAAGACGCTTCATGCTCTGATCGTGACATCCGAACCAGACGCCATCCTTGCTCTTCGCCGCAGAGAACTCCAGCGCATGCACATGGTAGTCGACGGCCTGGGTGTAGGCGACCTCGGTGTGCTCGGGCCAGGACAGGGATCCGCCTCGATGCGCCACGATGAAATGCGGAGTCTTGAAGAGCTCCGTGATCGTCTTGGCACCCTCGGGAATAGCCCTCATCGTGAGTGTCCCGATCTCCTTGATCCCGTCCCAGACGACAACGCCGATCTTGGAACCGTCGGCCAGAGTCGGATCGAGCGAGTCGTTCTGCTCCTTGAGTCTGACGTCGACGCCGAAGCGAACCTTGATACCCGCATCGGTCGGTGGAGCGTATGCCGATTGAGCGTAACCAACGACGAGGGATGACCACGACTTGTCCGTGGCCTTCCCCCAGTTACCGTTGGTGATCGACTCGACGTTGGCTGGGAATTTACCTACCGCAGCGGTGTTCACGTCGTGCTGAACGAACCCTGTGATCTGTGGAAATGGCCCATTCTGCCAGCCAGCGGATTCCTTCTCCGGCATCCTCGGCACGAGTTGCTTGACCTTGGCGCCGTCGAGAACGATAAGCACCACGCAACACCGAGCAGCATAAGTTGGATTCTTGGACTTCCACGCGACGTTCTGGGTGTCGGCAGGATTCGCAACCATTTTGACGGCCACGGTGCAAGACCGAATGTCTTCGCCCTCGGCGTACTTCCCGGTCCATCCGTCGGGCGTGCAGTCCTGCATGTGGTTGAGCTGACCGCCCACGATGAGCAGTGCCCAGTCCCCGGCGACCGACGGAACACTCAGTTTCTCGTCAGGATTCTTGGAGACTGCGATACCCTTCATGGGAGACGCCATGATCAGACCTTTCGAACGATAACCGTGTTAGGCGGGGTGCCGGCGGGAACCTGCTCCTCACGACCGAGGATCATGACGTTCCCGTTGCCTCCACCCCCGCCGCCAGCGGGACGGTTGCTCTTGATGGTGACGTCGACGATGTCGTCCTCGGAGAGCTTGACCGTCTTCGTGGCGGGCCATCCCTGGTCATCCAGGAAGAGGCGAGCGTTGGTGTTGCGGAAGAACCACACCATGCCGTCGATCTTGCCGTTCTCGCCAGCGGTGTCGACGTAAGTCGGACCATCATCGGGGTCGACGGTGAGAGTAGCGAACGGCGGGATGTCACCCTTCACATGACAGTAAGGCATAACGACCTCACTTGCTCTCGCCGAGCTTGTCCTTGATCTCGTCGAGAGACTTCTGGAGCTTGTCCTGCTTGTAGGAGATATCCTTCAGCCAGCCGACGAGCGGACCGTCGAAACGACGACCAGCGATGCCGGCACCGGTCTGATCGGAGATCTCGACGAGACGATCCTTCATCTCGGCGAGAAGATCGGTGGCGTATGACACTTCGAGTTCCTCTCCGCCGTCGCTCGAGCCCTGGCTCGGACGGCCTTTGTCGTACCAGTAGCGGCATGCCTCGGAGAACGGGATGCCGTAAGCCTCATAGGCCCCGTCTGCGGACCCAGAGTTGTATCGAGAACCGACGCGCTTGAGGTCCTCGTAGGAATCGCCCTCGGACTGAATGAGTCCTTTGAGAATGGCGCAGCCGACCTCGGAGGACTTCTGCGGGTCCCACCACTCCCTGTTCGGGTCGTTGATGAAATACCCGTTGTAGGTGACCTGGAGCGGACCGACGCCGTTCGAGGTGCCCCACTCCGAGACGATGGGCCAGAAGTAGTTGAGGAAGTTGTCTCTCGTCACCTCGCCCCAACCGGAGCAGGCGCCTCCGGCGTCGTGGCCGTAAATATTGGCTCCGGCCTCGCCGGTCTCCATCTTGAGCGCGCCGAGGGCGGCCCACCAAGGACAACCGACGGCGTCAGCCGCACGGAGAACCGCATCCTGGATAGAAGTGGCCGCACCGTTCTCCTCGCGATGGGACGGGGCACTGGAGCCATGGTTGTCCCGCCGGCGAAGGCAGTGTGTCCAAGCGGCGGCCTGAGTATATGGATGCTGGTTGTACTCGATAGAGCGGACCTCGCTACCGGTCTGATCGCCTAGGTATCCGTCGATCGAACCGTCTTCGGCGATCCACGCCTCGGACAGGATGGTCGGACCGAGTCCTGTGACCATAGCGACATGCCCGCGACCACCTGAGGCCTCCTCAGACAGAACGATATCGCCGATCTCGAATCCGCCGTCGGGCTCATTCCCCGTCCACTGGTCGGAGATGTCGGCGAAGTTACGCTGAGCGCACTCGTCCCGCATGGATCCGGTCCAGGTCGACCTGGGAAAATACCCGGCGGTAAAGGGCTCACCCCACTCGTGGTGAGCTGCGAGGTTGTAACAGCCGGCAACGAGAGCCGAGCAGTCCGCATTGGCAGGCGACTGGATGAGCCAGCCGTCCCAATCGGACTGATCATAGAAGGTCCAGCGGTCCGGCTGGGAGTAACCGACATCCGCGACGTCGGCGTAGTACCTGGCGCAGGACGCTGCGTACTGGGATACAGTCATTTTGACCTTTTCAGCCGTTGGAGTTCTCGATCGGGGCGAAGACCACGGGAACCGTTCGGACGCCCACCGCCTTGATGTTGAAAGTCACGGTGTTGTTGGGCCAGATCTCGATCACCGATCCGTCGATCGTTCCATCCCCCTTGGGAAGGGGGAACGACACTCGACTCTTTACCTGAGCGGCGGACGGGATGTCAACCAAGCGGCGGTTCTCGTTGATTTTGCCGTTGAACATGGTCTGCTGCCAGCCATCGCCCTTGATCCGGATGAACACGAATCCCGCCATGACTCGATACTGGTACGATCCCGCTCCGTTCCCGGAGGTGATCTCTTTCCAGCTGGTGTCGAACGTCCCGTAACCAGAACCGGCTCGAGAGTTGAACCACACGACCTTCTCGGGCATGGACTCCTTGAGGTCGATGAGCTTCTGGTCCGAGGTTCCGTCGAGACGGACGACCTTGAGCAGGGCTTGGGACCCCGCGTAGAAGGCGACATCCAGCTCGAAGTTCGGGTTGGACCCAAGAGTGACGGAGGCGTCGGTGACCCCGTTGGTCGGGGAGATGTAGACCGTGCTGAACGGACTGGACTCCCCCCGAACAGTGGTGTGAAGTAGAGGAGTTACGCCAGGCATACTAACCTCGTGAGTGGTACTTGGCCCGTCTCGCCGCGTTCAGAGCCTGATTCTGTCGAAGCGTGGCGGCGGTCGACATCTTCTTATCGGGTTGGTTCTTCGCGTTGCACACTCGGATGAGTGTGAGTAGTCTGTTGATGTGCCAGTACTGGCACTCGAACGGGATCTGTAGAGCCACCATCCAATAGTAGACGAGCTCCGACGTTACAACCCCTCGATCGGGGCTGGATCCCTCGACCTCGGCAAATGTCGTGGCCGTCATCTTGTTCTCGATGTATTCCTTGATGGCCTGGATGTTCTCGAGGGTCAGGTGCGAATAGGCGACGGGGTCTATCTCGTTCAGGGTCATGCACTTGACGTAGTCCAGAACCTGGTCAGGGGTGAGCTTCTCGTTGCCGAGGTACGGGATATGCCACTTGGACTCCCATTTTGACAGAGCGACGAGACTATGCTCCAGCTCGAGGTCGCCCTCGAACCCGTTGATGAACTCATTACGATCCTCGTCGTAGAGCTCATCCCCGACGACGTGAATCGTCAGCATTCGTTCCTCCCTGGAAGTCACCACGGACCCCGGAGCGCATCACGGGGTCCGTGGGAGTCATCAGACCGCGGCCTTGACGGCGGCGATGACCTCGTCAGGGGTCGGGAGCTTGGAGTCGGTAGCGCCGTCGCCCCAGATCAGCTTCTCGATGGCGGTCATGCCCTTGTTACCGACGACCGTGGAGTCGAGGGTGACGACACAGGTGGGCTTGTGGCCGGTCACGTTGACCGGAGTGCCCTTGAAGGACCAGGAGAAAGTGATCGCCTCGGGCGAGTCATTCACCGTGCCGTAGGAGCGCTCAGAAGGAGAGGCGTTCAGGCCGTAGAGCAGGTGAAGCTTGTAGCCGTAGTTGTTCTTCTTCTGGTCGTTACCCTTGATGGTGCGGTACGCCAGGCCGAAGGCCGAGCGGTCCTGCTGACCGATGACGACCTTGTCGACAACGGCGGAACCGTCGCACTGAAGCCATTCGTCCGGGTAGGTGTAGGCCTCGATCTTGCCCTCGAACGTCTCGGCCGAGGTCAGGGAGAGGTACTTGATGTTGTCGGCGTACAGGTCAGTCTGCTCCGCGCCGCTCGGAGTCTCAGTGACGTTGGTGAGACCGGACCAGGCGACGCCCTTGGCGTAAGCGCCGGTGGCCAGGTCGACGGGGAAGAGGACACCGCGGTCCACACCAGTCTCGTAGAACTTCTTGCCCGTCTCGTCCCAGGTCAGGACAGCCATCTATACTCCTTGGTAGATGTTGAACACGTCGTGATGAAGATTGTGCGCCACGAAGTGCCTCTCGAAGGTGGACATCGGCATGGCCGCAAGGGCATCGAGCACCGGCTCGTCGGGATTCCTGCTGATGAGTGTGACCGAGTAGCGCGGTGTGTACATCCAATTGGCGTTGTCGCCGAACTTCGAGTCGGCTCGACTCCGTTCGTACACGATGCACGGGTAGGTGAGCT